TTACAATCTTTCTAGCTACGCTCAAACACAAATCAAAACATTCTGAACCATCAACTAAATCTACCAGCTCTCGATAAATTGCTAGAATCTTTCTATCTTTCGCGTTTAACTCTTCTCCAAACTCTTCTCCAAACTCTTCCTTATCCGCTGCAATACCTAAACAATTCATCCCACCATTTAACTGCATCGCGACTGCTAACAGCTCAACCTTAGCAATTTCTTTTTTCTGTCTGTCTAAAAGACTATCAACTAAACTCTCCATTTTCTTCAGTTCCTTACTTGCTGCGAATAAACTACCATTAAACCCACAAACTAAACTATTCATTTCCGTAATCTCCAATCTTTCCAGTTAAAAGCGAATCTCTTAACTTGCCGTCATTATCTCAAATTCCTATCTTGTTTGCAACTTATCATCTAACTAATTTTATGTCATCTAAATAACTACTATCTTTTACACTTTCTAGCTAACTACTCTAAAATGATTCCTTCCTACTAGGGTGTATATCCCTATCTAGGAGGGTGTATCTTATTTTTAACATGTATCTACCTATCTCCTACCGTATAGGTGTATAGCGGGTGTATAGCAGGTGTATAGCTGCGCTTATCCATCTACCCGCCCAACCTATCCTACCTAGCAAGCGCTTGGTTGGTGGTAGAGGGGTAGGAGCCTTTTTAGGTGGCTGCGACGGTGGGTATCCTAAGAAGCTTGTAAAATATTCCTAAATTTTTTGAAGTAGTTACTACCTAGGCAGCTACTGTAGATAACTATAAGGTAGCTCCTATAGAAGGCAGTAGATAGGTAAAAGAAGGTAAAATGATTCCTTCCTTTATATCTAACAACTATACATATAGTATGTCTATTAATTACTAATTATCTGGAACAGCAGGAAAATGGAGGGGGAATGCCATGAATCAAGAAGCTTTGCTAGCTAGTTTAGGTGCAGCTATCCCGCCTGCGCTGGCTGTAGAATCTAGTAATACTCCATCTAATCATTACTCTACTGGAGTCACTAGCTCTATAGAAGAGCGCGCGGTTTCCTTACTAGGTTCTGGTATTAACGCTGAATCTGTCGCCTCTGCATTAGGTGTTACCCCTGCAAGAATATCTCAGCTGCTGGCTGAAAAGCATATAGCTGACAGAGTCTCTGCATTACGCTACACTAACTTACAGGCGCATAATAAGAGAGATGGCGAATACGATAACTTAGAAGACCTACTACTGGTGAAGCTTAAAAAGTCTATGCCTTTAATGGTGCGGCCGGATCAGATCTTAAAAGCTATTCAAGTAGTAAACGGTGCGAAGAGACGCGGCCAAACTGCACCAGATACTTCCACTACAACTAATAATGTAGTAAACTTAATGCTACCAGAAGTGATAGCAGCTAAGTTTATTACCAATATGAATAATCAAGTAACTAAAGCTGGCGAACAGGAGCTGCTAACTATGCCTTCAGGAAACCTACTTAAGCAAGTAGAGAAGGCGCAGGAAACTAGAGGTATCACCCATGAACAAAGAGAAGATAACTAAAACCTCAGTACCTTCCATACCCTCTAAAACTAAGGAAGAGTTAGCGGCTATTATCGCTAGACTTAAAAACAATAAGCTAAAATCCGCCATAGTGCATTTACCTGACAGCTATAATGTAGCAGACGTAGTAAACGCTAGAAATGTACTTAATAGACTTGTAAGTAAAGCAGGTAAAGAGCTGGAAATAAAATCTATTAAGTTAGCTCCTAGGAGAAGCTGTGAGTAATAAGAAGTCAGGAGGTAAGGCAGCTTCGCCTCAATCTATCTTAGAATCTTTAGGAGGTGTATCTGATGGAAATACTTCTAGCTCTTCTAGATCTGTTAGTCCTTATAGCAATGGGCGGGATCTCCCTGATAGCTTTGTGGAGCGTTCTGCTGCTCCTAAGCCTAATCTGGATGTTTCTGAATTAGAGCGGCCCACCGAAGCTGCGGATGATGTACAGCAGTATGGTATATCTAGCGATGAAATACAAGGACTAGCTAAGCAGGATCTCGACTTCTTAGCTGCGCTACTGATGCCCTCGGTATTTAAATATGCTTTCCCCCCTGTATTTAAGCACGGTGTATGGCAGTGGCTGCTAGGGTTCATACACCAGATAAGAACATTTCCACAGCTTGCCTTAGGTTTACCTCGCGGCTTCGGTAAGTCTACACTGATGAAAATCTTTCTTATCTACTGTATTCTATATACTAATAAGAAATTCATTCTTGTAGTAGCAGCTACAGCTAAGTTAGCAGAGAACATTCTATCTGATGTGATAGATATGCTAGAAGAACCTAATGTTAAGAATGTATATGGTGACTGGAAACTAGGCGTAGAGAAAGATACGCAGGCACTTAAGAAGTTCGGTTATAGAGGCAGGAATATAACTCTTGCAGCAGCTGGCGCTGAGACTTCTGTTCGCGGGCTTAATATTAAGAATGAGCGCCCTGATGTAATATTAATGGATGACATTCAATCAAGAGATTGTGCTGATTCAGAAGTGCAGTCAGCTTCTCTTGAAACATGGATGGTAGGTACACTGATGAAGGCTAAGTCTCCTTCCGGCTGTATGTTCTTATTCGTAGCTAACATGTACCCTACAAAGCATTCTATTCTCCGCAAGCTTAAGAATAACCCTAGCTGGGTTAAGTTTATAGCTGGCGGTATTCTTGCAAACGGTACTTCTCTCTGGGAAGAGCTGCAGCCGATAGCTCAACTAACAGCAGAATTTGAAAACGATTTAGCTATGGGTCACCCTGAGATCTTTTACTCAGAAGTCCTAAATGATGAGAATACTTCAGCTAATAACCTAATAGATCTCTCTAAATTACCTCCTGTACCTTATGAGAAAGGAGATATACCTGGAGGTAATTTCATTATTATCGACCCAGCTACTGATAAGATAAACTCAGATGAAGTATCTATAGGCTATTTTGAAGTTCATGATGCTACGCCTATCTTAATGGAGCTAGAAGAAGGTAGATTCTCTCCTGGAGAGACTATCAGGAAAGCTATTACATTCGCCCTTACTAAGAACTGTAGACTGATAGCTGTAGAGGCTAATGCTTACCAGTACTCTCTCTTATACTGGTTCGAGTTTATCTGCAATCAGATGGGTATAATAGGTATAGAAGCTGTACCTGTATATTCAGGAACTAAAGCTAAAAACGCTAGAATTTTAGAGATGTTCAAAGGATATGCTGCTGGCGAGATGTATGCAATAGACGAAGCTAAGCTGTCTCTGCATCTTCAGATTATAGGCTTCAATCCACTAAAGCGAGATAACACTGACGGTATTCTAGATCTTATGACTTACGCACCGAAAGTAATACAGGAGTTTGGTGAGTATATCATAACAGGTAATATCATAGAATCCCAAGAATACGATGCACTGGAAGTACAAGAATTTAACTCTTATTTCTAGTCTGAATCTGAATCTAATTTAATAACAGGTACCTCAAATGGCAGCTTCAACTGTAGTCCCTCTGACTAAGAAATCACAAGAAGCTTTTATAGCTTACTACGAAAGTATCCAGTTTACTAATAACCACACTCGTAATGACGCTAGATCTAGATACCTAGCAATAGATAGAACTTATCAGCGCGAAGTGGACGAATCCATTGAGCAAGCTAGAGCAAAAGCAGCTAACAAGGAAGGCGACCCTTCTAAGTTTCAGAACATGACAGTGCCCGTAGTTATGCCTCAGGTAGAGACAGCTGTTACTTATCAAACATCTGTATACCTAACAGGTCATCCGCTATTCGGAGTAGTAGCCGCACCTGAATATATGGATGAAGCTGTACAGCTGGAAACTATCTTAGAGAATGAATCTATTAAAGGTGGCTGGACTCGTGAATTAATGATGTCATTCAGAGATGGATTTAAGTATAACTTTGCTCCTTTAGAAGTAGCTTGGGCGCAGGAAGTCTCTTATACTGTAGAAACTAATCTGAAAGCTAACTTAAAAGAAGGTCAACCTAAGGAAGTTATCTGGAGCGGTAATACTATTAAGCGCTTAGATCCTTATAATACATTTGTAGATATGAGGGTACTGCCTACAGAGGTATATAAGAAAGGCGAGTTTGCAGGTTACACAGAGATATTATCCCGAATCCAGTTAAAGGAGTTAATAGCTTCTTTGCCTGGAGTTATGGTTTCTAACATAGTGCCTGCATTTAATTCTAACTCTAATATTACTGCTTCTACAGATACTGGCGCGCAGAACTATTATATACCTCCTATTAATCCTAATCTAAATCCTACAGATATAATGACTGCGGAGGGTGTAGATTGGCTTAAGTGGGCAGGGCTATCCACCACTACTAAGAATAAATCTATTGACTACAAGAACTCATACGAGGTAACTACCTTATACTGTAAAATACTTCCAGCTGAGTTTGATTTGCGCGTATCCAATTCTAACACTCCTCAGATATACAAGCTAAAGATTGTTAATCACAGCATTATAATCTATGCGGAGCTACAGACTAACGCGCATAACTATCTACCTATCTTAATAGGTCAGCCTTTGGAAGATGGTTTAGGATACCAAACTAAATCTTTAGCTACTAATGGTACGCCTTTCCAAGAACTAGCTAGTTCTTATATGAACTCTATTATAGCTAGTCGCCGCAGAGCTATTAGCGATAGGGTTATATTCGACCCTTCCAGAATAACTAATGCAGCTATTAACTCTTCTAACCCGTCTGCTAAGATCCCTGTACGCCCTGCTGCCTACGGTAAGAATGTATCAGAGGCTGTGTATGCGTTCCCTTATAGGGAAGACCAAGCTGCAGGGTCTATGCAGCAGATACAAGCCATCTTAGGTTTATCTAACCAGCTATCTGGACAGAACCAAGCATCTCAGGGACAGTTTGTTAAAGGTAATAAGACCTTACAAGAATTCGATTCAGTTATGAATAATGCTAATGGTCGCGACCAGATGGCTTCTATTCTTCTTGAATCGCAGCTGTTCACTCCTCTTAAACGTATACTTAAGATTAATATCTTACAATACGTAGGAGGTGACAGTATCTATAATCGAGATGCTAATAGGGTAGTAGAGATAGATCCTATAGCTCTTAGAAAAGCTGTCTTAGATTTCCAGATATCAGACGGCTTAACTCCTGCTGCTAAGCTCATTAACGCTGACTCGTTCGCTGTAGCTTTACAGGTATTCGGATCCTCTCCACAGATAGCTTCTGAATATAACGTAGGGCAAGTATTCAGTTATCTAATGAAAACACAAGGAGCTAAACTATCTGCCTTTGAGAAGTCTCCGCAGCAAGTAGCTTATGAACAAGCAGTAGCAAGCTGGCAGCAGATAGCTATGACAGCGATAGATAAAGGAGTAGATATATCTCAGCTGCCTCCACAGCCTTTACCTGAGCAGTATGGATATAACCCTGAGCAGAATAAACCTGCACCTCAGGAAGCTACTACAGGACAGCAACCCAGCGCCGCTGATTCACAACAACCTATCTAAGGAGCTATTATGGCACAGTTAATAACTAATACTTTTACAGCTTGGGAGCTGACTGAAGAAGAAGAGCACCAAGGAGCTATGTTTACTATAACTCAGATTCAGGCGCTGCAGAATCAGTTAGCTATGTGCGCTGAAGAGAAGCTAGCTTTAGAGTTTGATCCTCTTCATCCTGAGTTATATGCTCAAGCAGAAGCATTTAAGAGAGGGCAGATATCTATACTGCAATATCTTATAGATACCTCTCACGCATTACAATCACAACCAGAAGATTAGTAATACCCACCAACCCACTAAACCAACCCATTAAACCAAAAAGAGATCTTACTATGAGTATATTCGACATGTTTAAACCTGCTGCCCCTCAACCAACTCCTCAGGCACAAGGACAAGGACAGCAACAGCAGCCAGCAACTCCCGGCAATATACCTGATCAGCCTATATCACCTATACAATCTGGCCCTGCCGCAGCTCCTAACGGTGTAGTTCCTGCTGGATCTAACGCTGCTGCACCGAAAGACGATTCCCCTCTAGCTCAGTTTAGTTCCTTATGGGAGACTAAACCTAATGAGGTTTCAAACTTAAATCCAGCTAAGCCTCTGGACGCTGCTGCTTTATCTCAGGTAATGGCTAAAGCAGACTTCTCTAAGGCAGTAACTCCTGATATGCTAGCAGCAATAACTGCTGGCGGTGAAGGTGCAGGTACAGCTTTTACCCAAGCTATGAACTTAGTAGTGCAGCAAGCAATGGTGCAAGCGACTCTTATTAATGAGCAGCTGACTGCAAAAGCTGTACAGAATGCGATAGCTGCTACTGAAGCTAAGATACCATCTTTAGTAAGAGATCAATCATCCGCAGCATTCCTGCAAGATTCTAATCCGCTATTCTCAAACCCAGCAATTAAACCAGTGATTGACGCAACCAGAACGCAGCTAATGAATCAGTTTCCTAGCGATACTCCTTCTCAGATAGCTCAAAAACTTAATAACTATGTACAGGCGATGGGAGAAGCTTTTAATCCGGCAGCTCCGCCACCTGTTACACCTGATCAAGTTGACTGGAATAAGTTCCTGCGGTCTTAATCAGGATCTATCTCTTATCTCTCATTTAATTACTGGAGGCTCCTATGAGCTTTAAACGTGTACTTGTTAGCGACGCTAGCAGAATCCCTACTCCAATGCGCGCTGGCGATGGCTTGCTGGCTAATGTATCTCCTACTAACTTTAATGCAGAAGCTGATGCTACATTAACTACTGCTCAGTTAGGTGGCGGCTATATTGTGCAAGGGCTTACTTTAACTAGTGATGTTGTTTATACCTTACCTACAGCTACTCTGATTCAAGCTGAGTCTGGCTACGATTCGATGGATGTAGGCGACGCCTTTACATTCTATGTAGGTAATAACCAAGCTGCTGCTTTTGATGTAGTTATCGCAGTCGGCGCCGGCATTACTGCTGTAGGTACCAATAACAATCTTACTGTCGGTCCGCAGTCAGGTAAGTTATTTACTCTTGTGAAGTCTGGTACTAACACTTTCGATCTTTACTAGCAGATAGTCACATCTCTAACTATCTACCAGTTTAACACCTCTTCTTAATAGGAACTATACTTATGACTACTGGAATCTTTAATACTGGTAATTTTACAACTGATCTGGTCGAACCGTCGTTCGCTAAGATGATCACTCGCTTGATGCCTAACGGTTCAGCTCCTCTGTTCGCACTATCTTCTATGTTACAGTCGGAAACAGCTGTACAGGTTGAGCACGGTTTTTTCACTAAGACCATGATCTTCCCAGAAGCTAAGATTAACAACGGTGCAGGTTACGCTGCCGGCGATACTACTTTTACCGTAGATACAACCCTTAACCTTTTACCTGGTATGATCATGCGCATCGAGCGTACAGGTGAAAACATCATTATTAACAGTGTTAACTCAGCTACCGTTATTAGTGTTAATCGCGCGGTCGGTGTAGTAGCTGCCGCTGCTATTAACGATAACGATGATATCTACCAAGTAGGTAACGCTTATGAAGAATCATCTCAGCGACCTAATGCAAATAACATTGTACCTGTGCGAGTTACTAACCTTACTCAGATCTTCCGTAATACTTGGGCGATCTCAGGCTCAGCTAAAGCCACCAATGTTATTGCTGGTGAATCTACGGATGCGGAAAACCGCCAAGACTGCGCTGCCTTACACGCTGCTGATATTGAGAAGGCTATCTTCTTTGGCCAGAAGTCGCAAGGTACACGTAATGGCCAACCTTTCCGTACAATGGATGGCCTAATCCAGATTACAGAAACAGCTTCTTTCTATCCTCCTGTATACGCAGGTGTAGTTAACAGCTTTACTGCTGCTGCTACTACTAACTGGACTCAGCTGGAAGGTTTCTTGGATCCGGTCTTTAACCAAGCTACTGATCCTAAGGGAGCACCTGAGCGAGTTCTCTTCTGCGGTGGAGCTGCTAAGAAAGTACTTAATAACATCGGCCGCTTGAACGGTACTTACCAGTTATTGGACGGACAAACTAACTTCGGTTTACAGTTCTCTACCTTAACTATTTCTCGAGGTAAGTTCCGTATTATCGAGCACCCTCTCTTTAACTCCAACCCAACTTGGTCTAAGATGGCTGTCGGTGTGGATCTTCCTACCTTCCGCCTTGCTTACCTTAACGGCCGTAAGACTTCTAATATGGAGTTTAACACCAAAGGCGACCAAGCGCAGGATAACGGCATTGATGCTGTTGGCGGTACTCTTACTACTGAGTTAACTACAGTAATTAAGAATGCTCCAGCTAACGTTGTTATTCGTAACCTTACTGCTGCTGCTGTTGGCTAAACCCTACTCGCTGCCTGAGGCTTAGTAACCCTCCCTAAAAATCCTCGTTATCTTATAGGTAGCGGGGATTTTTAGGTGTAGATACTACTAAAACCGTTAACTAAAACCAAAATCCGACAGCGAGAATTACTATGACTTCACCAACAGCCACTAGTGTAAACCTTACAGCAGCTACAGCTACAGCCCCTGCGAAAGTAGAAATTAAGTATCAGCACTATCACTATGCTAAAGCAGCTACTCAGATGATCACACCTACAGGTAAGAAGTTTAGCTTTGTTAACTATAAGCTTGTTACCGCAGACCCAGAAATTATTTCTTTCTTAGATGAGCAGATTGCTGCAGGCCTCAATGTAGTAACTAAAGGCGCGCTCCTTACATCTAAAGAATCTGACCCTATGCGAGCTATTAAAGATGCTGCGATTGAAGAATATAAGAAAGAGCAAGCTGAGCTAGCTATGAACAAAGCATTAGGTATTAATCCTGACATGGGTAGCACCTCAGCTAAAGGTAAGCCTTTCTCTCCCATGTCTACTACAGAGCTGACTAATGCAGGTGTTAGCTCTACTGCTACTGCCGCGACTTCCAGCAAGTAATAAGGAATCGACATGGCTATTAAAGACGAAGATTTTTCTACCTCCGGAACTATAAATCCTGGTGCTTCTGCGGTAGCAGTAACTCCTGCAGACACGCAGCTAGCTGTCCGCACTCGCGCTGTTTATGTAGGAGGTGCCGGGGACTTGGTAGTCAGAATGGCAGGTAACGACCAGATAGTTACTTTTTACGGAGTAGCTGCAGGTTCTTTGTTACCTATACGAGTTACTGAAATCAGGCTAGCTACTACCGCATCTAATGTAGTAGCAGTCTGGTAGCACCTTACCAACACCTTACCAACACCTTACTGAGAGATACCCTCATGTCAGATCAACCGTTTAACATAGCTAAAGGCAGGGTAGTGGAGTTTTACAACCGCGTAAAATCCAATGACCCTGCTAACAGCGCCTTCATTGTAGTTTTACTTAAAGTAGCTGAAGCTGACGGCACTTTAATTGGCTATGACGACTTAGGCGCATTACTAGGAGCTGCTGGTAACACAGAAGCAGACTTCACTAACTACGCGCGGAAAGCTATAACCGATGCAGAATTAGCTGCTTTACCTGCGCCTGATGATACCAATAACAGATACGATATTGGTATGCCTGATCAGGTGTATACATCAGCTGGAGGTGCGACTAATAATAGTTTAGTTAAAGCTATTATTTGCTATGATGCTGATACTACAGGCGGCACTGATACAGATCTTATTCCTTGTGCTCATTATGATTTTGCTATCATCACTGACGGTAGCAACGTGACATTAGAAATTAATGCAGCAGGCTTCTATCGTGCAGCTTAATAAAAGAAAATTAATAGGTTTAGCAGTGATAGTAACTGCTGTAATGGCTACGCCTATTTTTGCTTGCCAGACTATTTTGTTATCTTGGGACCATGCGACGACTCGCGAAGATGGCTCACTGATTACGGGCCAGAAATCGTATAATCTTTATTACAAGCTATCATCAGTAGAGACAGAAGAAAAAGTAACTCTGAGCGGTGAAACGTTATCCTACGTTATCGACTGCATCAGCCCAGACGTTTATGAGTTCGGCATTAGCACAGCAGAAGACGGATTTGAAGGCAAGCGCTACATGATAACGTTCGGGCCTCCAAATCCCCCCAAACTTAACGCTATTATTCAGAGGTAGTTATGACTGTCTTGTATAGCATTTTCGGTGCATCTCGATGGCAATAGCGTTTGTCGATCTAGCAACTACCACAAGCGCAGCGGCTGGAACCATGGTCGTCAATCTGCCGACTCACACAGAGGGAGACTATATAGTTCTTGCGTTTGTGCATGATTATAACTCGAACGTGCAGCAGCTGGCCGGTGTAAGCGATGGCTTCACAAAGCTGACGGAAACATCCGTGTCAGGGTTGGCCCATCAAGCAGCTTTATATGCAAAAAAAGCTGGAGCAAGCGAAACAAACCCAACCGCGACTTACGTTAACTCGACCCAAGAAATGGCATGCTTGGCGTTTGCTTTTTCTGGTATTGACTCCGCAACACAAATAGATGCGGGTCCCTCGACATGGACAACGGAAACGCCCGGTGATAGGTCTATTGATTCCCCGTCCGTTACAACTGTTACAGACGGAGCAATGCTGGTTTGCGTCGCAACTGGTGACGCAAACAGTACGTACACGCAGCCTAGCGGCATGACTTTGGCCGGTAATCTCGGCTACATAAATATGACGATTGCGGCGGCATATCAGGAGATTGCAACAGCGGGCGCAACAGGCGCAAAAACATGGAGCTTTTTAACAGTAGGTGAGATTACAGCGGTAAGTTTTGCTATTCGGCCTGCTGAGAGCGGAAACACTATAGTTTCTGTAGGCGTAGCTGCGGAAACTGACACAGCCTTACCTCTCTCACATTCCAAATCTGTTACCTTAGGTATAGCTTCTGAGGTAGATTCTAATCTTGGGGTCGGTAGGCATAAGCTAAAAACTATAGGGTTAGCGGAGGATGCAGCTAGCTCTTTATCTCTCACTGCAGCTAAAGCAGCTACTATAGGAATCGCCGCGGAAGTAGATACCGCTCTACCTATAACTAGGATAAAAGCTAAAGCGATAGGTTTACCTATAGAAACAGACTCTACTATCTCTCCGGAAATCTCTAAAGCGAGAGTCTTAGGTATAGCGACTGAAACTGATAGCGCTCCAGCTATCTCTAGCTCTAAGTCTGTAACACTAGGTATAGCTACAGAGACTGATGCGGCCTTACCTATGGTAGGCGTAGCTCCTGTCTCTACCAATAAGGGCCACCCTCCTGTTATCCATATATCTATAGGTATCTCCTTATGACTTTTACTGAACTTCTTACAGAAGTATATCAGATTACTAACCGCCCGGATCTTGTTAATGAGACGAAGTCAGCAATTAAAGCTGCGACTCTCAAAGCACATAAATCTGATTTCTACTCTAAAGACATTCATGAAACAGGCATTGAGTTTGATACTGCTACTTTCAGACAGTCTTTAGACTATATATCCCTTATCTCTAATTTCAGAGCATTAAAGTATCTGCGCCGCGTAGAATCTGCTACTGATGACAAAGGTAAGTTCTTTGATATCATATCTCCTGATGAAGTCTTAGATTCATATGGGTATAATAGAAATGATATAGCTTATGTCGCAGGTAGAGTCTTAGAGATTAGATCCTCTACAGAGTTTAAATACGCTCTCTTAGGTTGCTATGTGTTACCCATAGTGAGAGAGGAAGCTTATAGTTCCTGGGTAGCAGAGCAATTTCCTTACTTTATAGTATACGAAGCGGCGCGAGTCCTATTCAGAATGATGGGCCAGATGGAAGAATCTAATGCTCAAGCAGGGCTTGTAGCAGAAGAGTTACAGTTACTTAAGATGTCAGCACTATCTGATGTCGGTTACTAATATCAATATTCCTTTATAGGGGCACAGTACTATGGCTGGTGAAGCTAATATCTGGAGTCCGCGAACTCTCTTAGAGCTTTCCGCAGACACCAAAAGAGTAGAACAAAGACTTACAGCTACAGCTGGACAGACCTTATTTACATTGACTGACTTTGCATACGCTCCTGGAACTGGGGCTTTAGCTATTTTCAGGAATGGCCTAGCTTTAACTAAAGGTACTGACTGGGCAGAGTCTGCTACAGGCACTACCTTTTCTTTGGTAGCTCCCTCTACAGTTGGAGATCAGATCCTAGCTGTAGGTTATGTAGCTATTACTGCTGATGTAGATGTAAGAGGCACTGATATTTATATTGATACCTATCAAGATCTGCGCGACTATGTAGGTACTGAGACTACTGTATATGCTAGAGCTAAGACTACTCTAGGTGACGGAGGCAGAGGCTTCTTTCAGCTATTTACAGGTGCAGCTTCGGGCACTTATGTAGATGATAACTCTTCTATCATAGTACCTACTGGAGGAAATGGCTCTTCTGCTTGGGTAAATGAACTAGCAGCCACAGATTCCGCGGTTAGTATTGCGGGGTACGAAGCTCGGGATATATCAGCAGTCACATCAACCTACACACCCGATGGCGATAGGCTGCTCTCCGGGAATTTAACCGTGGGTGATGAAATATTGACCGGCGCGTCCCGGCGTGACGCGTACGTTGTCGGCAGGACGATAACTGGCGCCACTGATTGTCATGGGTTTGCAGATAGAACTGTTATTGAATCCGTGTCCGACGCAGGAACGTACGGAGCGTTTGATGTTACTGCTGAATATTCAGCAGCTGGTACGCTGAATCATCTCTACGCATTTCAAGGGCGCGGGCAGTATTCCGGCGCTGGACAGCTCGATAACTACGCATCTTTTTATCACCAGCCTACGTTTGATGGTGCCGTCATAGATATGCACGCTGTGCGCGTTTATGATGCTGGCGGCACAGGAGAGATTACAAATCATCACGGGCTACATATTCGCCCGTTGACGCGTGGAACCAATAATTTTGCCATCTTTAGCTGGGGTAGCACTCCGAGTATCCATGTCGGCCAAATGACATACGGCACATCAGCGTTAAATACCGGCTCAGGAGTATCTGTTGAAAATATAACGAGTATGGACGGGATAAAACAGTCCGGAATAAACAGTAATTGCGGTGGAAATTCTGCCGCGCTGACTGATTACGCGGGATATCGCAGTCAGGCTAATTTGGTGGCTGAGGGCGCGCCTTATAGTGTGCCAGTGATTGCAGGATACATAGCTGAGAACGCGGCGTTAGGTGTGGATGCTACCGCAGACGCCCAATATGGTTTTTATGCAAAAGATCAAACGCAGGGTACGGCCAATGCTGCGTTTAGGGGAGGTGTTTCAGCTGGCGCGACAAAATGGAACATTTACTGCACTGGCTCAGCCCAGAATTACGTGAATGGAAACTTTGGATTTGGGCTATTCCAACCGACAGCAAAAATAGACATAGCCGCATCTAACGGTGCCGCAGGTAATGCCCCGCTAAAATTAAATGCTGGAGTCAATTTAGTAACGCCGGAAAACGGAACGTTAGAATTTGATGGCACTAATCTTTATTTTACAGTAGGTGGCGTTAGAAAAACAGTAACACTAACGTAATAAGATGTGGTATGTAATAATGCACCTACAAAATTTCAAGCAAGAATAGTTCCGAGAGTGGTGGCAGCAATGAAAAAGATAGAACTAATCCGCTCCTACCTGCCTGACCGAACAATCGGCAAATTAGGCAAGTGGCGAACGCTGGAAAGGCCGTGGCTTGATAATGAGCCTAATATAAGCTGCATTCCCGAAGGCACTTATATGTGCTTTCGTGACCGGTCAGGGCGATTTCAATATTACCGAATTGAGAACGTAGCGGGCCGAACACACATTGAATTTCACGGCGGCGTATTTCCTACGCATAGTGATGGGTGCGTATTAATTGGCATGGAGCATGACACACGGTACAATCTTATAAACTCGGAAGATGCCTTGGCGCAGATGCTTGATGAATTCGGGGACGATCCGTTTATGCTAACCGTGCGACAATTCAACCCTCATTTTGATAAGTGGTAGGTAGAGCCGTGTATATAAGGAGTACAGATTCAGTGGATAGCGCCGAAGAGATTATCAAACTACGAACAAGATTTGAGATTCATTTAGCAGAATATAGGGCGCACGTGTTAGAAGAAGAGAGAAGGTATATGCAGATAATGATGCAGCTTGAATCGACATCGCACACATTAGCTGGACTAACAAGAGCTTTAGAGCTACAGGCCCAGGCTACGGACGGACTGGTTAAGGCGTGGAATGCTGGCGCCTTCTTACAGAAAGCAGCATTATGGCTAACAGGATTTAGCGGAGTTGGATTTCTAATAGCGTGGTATAATGATTTATTCACAAAGTAAGACCGAGAGGAAATGAAGATGACTGAATTTATGAACAACGCAGGCGATTGGATTTTAGCATTAACGGCGGTCGTGACAGCAGCTACAGCTATCACGGCATTAACTCCAACAAAGACTGACGATAAGATTATTAATAAGATCTTGAGAGTCTTAAATATCCTTGCTGGTAACGTAGGTAAGAATAAGAACGCGGACGATAAATAATGGACTGGCTCGACGGCTTAGTTATTCTGGGCGTGATAGGTTTGTCTCTTTTGCTATATAAGCAGACAAAGAAAGAGACAGCCCGGCACAAGAAAGACTTGGAAATACAGCAAGGAGTAATTGATGTTAGACGTAACGCTGAAAACGCTAAGCATGATAATCCTGATGCAATTAAGCGGGTGCAAGACAAATATAATTCGTGACTCTTGTATTTCTTACAAGCCTGTACGAAATTATTTAGAATGCCCTGCGACTGTAATTGATCAGATTAATGTTAATAATCTTGCTTATGATATAAACTGCGAATGAAGGAATCCACCAATGGCCCAGCAGCTCTACCCTATAAATCTGAAAGATCCGTACTTTCCACTGCTCTCAGAGTTACAGGGTAGAACTGTAATCGGAGCTACCGTAGGAAAAGCCCCTGCTCAGGATGAGCGGCCTTCCATAGCTTACTGCCATAACATCATGCCTGTTAAAGAAGGGTATAGTTCAGTAGCTTACCTCCCTATTATTCCCGCTATAGCCGGAGCTGTCTCTCCGCTATCTGATGTTAGGATAGTATACGGCGATGCCTTCTCTAAGTTATACATGGTATGGGACTCCTTAGGTAGTGTCTTTGTATTACTTGAAGGGTCTACTACATGGGTAGCTATCCCAGCTACATCTCCTGTGACCGGAGGCTCTTCTTTCTCTCCTGATGATGTAACAATAGGCACAGTAAATGGTATCTCCTATATCTTCTATTCAGGTATAGGAGCTTTTACATTTAACGAATCTACTAATACATTAGATGCTGTGATTCTCACAGGCTTAGCTATTTCTGACGTCTTAGGAGTGACTAGCTCTGCCGGTTATCTTGTAGCTTATACTCGCCTCGCTATAGCTTGGAGTAGTACACTGACACCTACAGATTTTACTCCTAGTTCGGTTATAGGTGCAGGCGGCGGTAATGTAGCAGGCCTTGCAGGCAGTATCTTATTTATAGTATCCAATACATTAGGTCTGCTAATATACAGTAAAGCTAATGTAGTAGCAGGAACCTTTACAGGCAATGTCCAATTTCCTTGGAAGTTCAGACAGGTGCCTGGTGCAGGCGGCGGTATCTCCTTAGATCTTATTGCATATGAGGCTGAAAGTGCTGATCAGTATGTATTCTCTAAGGCTGGATTACAGTCAGTAACTTCTCAGAGAGCGGAAGTTATTCTACCTGAAATCACTGATTTCTTGGCAGGTAGAAGGTTTGAAGATTTTGATGAGGTAACTCGTGAATATGTAGTTACTGATATACCTTCTGGTACACTGAAGAAGAAGATTAAATATATCGCTTCTCGCTATTTAGTTATCTCCTACGGCCTTACTGAGTTTACCCATGCAATAGTGGTGGATACAGCTATCCAGCGCCTAGGTAAACTAAAGATAACTCACACAGATATCTTTGAGTATATCGGAGCACAAGGCGAAGTATCTAAAGAATCCCTTGCAGTACTTCTGGCTGATGGATCTGTTAGCGCTGTAGATTTCTCTTATCAGGCAGCTAGCTCAGGTGTACTTATCTTAGGTAAGTTGCAAGCCACATACAGTAAACTACTGACGTTGCTGGGCGTGGAGGTAGAGAACATAGATCCTGATTCTGAAGAGGCGCTGACAGTGGTAGACAGAGCTGCACTCGACGGTAAGAATACCACTAATATAACAGGAGCTGTTAGTTATTCACAAGGTAAAGTTAAGGAGTATGTATTCCGGACTACAGCTAAGAACCACTCTCTTGCACTAATAGGTAAGATTAATGCGGTGACTGTATTAGTTAGATATTTTGTAGCAGGTAGGAGATAGGTATGGCAGCACCAATTAATACTTATAACTCTGTAACTAACCTCTCACTAGGGAATATCCCTCAAGTAGATGATCCTGTTATTTACCAAGCCTTGCTAGATGTACATAACGCATTAGAGATATTAGTAACAGAAGTGGATGATGTAGATGGAATATTCGCTGCCTTTATAGCTAAGTTCAGGAAATCCACAGCAGCTGTAGCTGACTATACTGTATTACCTACTGACGGTACTATTGAGGTAGATGCTTCTACAGGGGATATAATAATTACCCTCCATCCTGTAGCTGACGGAGAAGGTCACAGATACGATATTAAGCGTGTAGATGTTGTAGCTGCCAATACTGTAACTTTAGTAGGTGATAGCGCCGCTGCGGAACTTATAGATAACAGAGCTGCAGGCATCAAGATAAGTACAGGCAGCAGCTATACAGTTAAAACTAATGAAGCCTTAACAGGCTGGGTGATTATATGAGCTATGAGAATGTACCTAAGAATCTAACTGAAAAGGCAGTGCTGGTAAGAGCCGGGCGCCCTGACTACTCTAAACTAGATGCAGATCCTTTTCCCTCTCCTGCAGTCGATGAAGCAGGGGCTATTTTAGAGGTATCTGATACAGGAGATAGGTACTCTTGGACAGGTACTGTTTGGATTCGTACCCACGAGCAAGGCAGATTAGAGGTAGTCAATACTGACTTCTTAACTTCTGTAGCTTTAGGTAATGTTCCAGGGTATACTCTTACCAGTTTACAGGCTCGTGGAGCCATATCTAGCTCAGGGTACACAGATGTTTGGGGGGGTACCTCCGATATGGTATACCCTGCAGCAGCTGAATCTTGGGAGATAGTATCCTCCAGCGTTAATGACGTTAACACTACAGGCACAGGCGGCTGGGTAGCAGTAGTGACAGCTTTAGATTCCAGCAAAGCAAGAGTCACCCAGATAGTTAATCTTAATGGTACCACTGCAGTAGCCCTTACTGGCACCTTTTTACGTCCCGAATCTGTAGTAATTATTTCAGCTGGCAGTACAGGTTACAATGAAGGAGATATTACCTTACGAGTAGCTGGAGCTGGAGCCGTCAGAAATGTAGTTAAAGCTACATTAGGTGCTAGCTTCGACGGCCACTTTACAGTACCTGCCAATACGCGCTGTTTAGTTTTACAAGTATTTGCACTAGCAGATAAAGGAGAAGATTGTAGTGCCATCTTACAGATAAGAGACGGCACCAATCCTAATCCAGGGTGGATCAGCTCAGGGATTACTCCTATCTATCAGAATCAGGTAACTTATGAAGTACTAGCTAAATTCCCTCTCGCTGCTGAAACAGATATAAGATTAAGAGGCAAGATGGATACAGGTAATGGAACAGTAACAATTATACTAGAATTACTTCTTATAGAAGACTAGATAGGGTTACATTATATGATTCCTATATAGCTAGGTTAAGGTATAGGTATTAGTATAAAGTAAGCGTTCAAATATTAACTATTACTACCCCTTTATAGGGAAGGATAAGATTATGGCACAGTCAGCTGCACAGGACTTTTCAAGTGTAGTAGAAGGGTTAAAAGGCATCTTCGGATCTTCCGGATCTCAGAGCACTTCAGGCACTACTATTAATAAAGGCACTACTACTCAGAGATTGAATATATCTCAGGAGGCTGTAGAGAAGATTATTGCAGATGTGCTAGGCGGTGCTGATGGCTTAGCAGCTATATTTGCAGGGCAGAATGCGTCAGGTATTTTCGACTCCTCTGTAGCTGCACAGGCCGCAGGGGATCTTACCTCCAAACTTGTAGGTGAGATAGCTAAGCTTACTGCAGAACAGGAAACTGAGATAGATACTACGCAAACTGTATCTAACAAAGCTAAATCTAAAGACGGTGGTTTGCTAGGCGGACTTAAGAGTTTATTCTAATCTTTCTTTCTCTATCTTCTTTCCTTACTATCTCTTTCTAAGGTGCCTTATGGCTAATCCAATATTAGATTCAATTAATAAAGCTAATGCAGGTAGAGTCCCTGCAACTGTGCCTTCTACTCCTGAGTTAGAGGAAGAAGGTGTTCCTGGGTCAGCGGCTATGCTTGCTATCCAAGATGCTATAGGTGTACAGTCTGACAGGATCTTACAGTTCATCCAGCAGATGCAACAAGATGCTGTAGATATAAGCAGCACTACAGGAGTTATCACATCTGCTATAGACTCTGCAGTTGATGCTAATCAGACAATTAATCTGGTAAAAGATACGGCTGCAATGGAAGCACAGAATAATACATTCAAGGCTTACGAAGCTGCTGGAGGCATTGAAGCACAGATTGCATATATGAAGCAGCTTAATATAGATAATGCGCGCCTGCGAGACTTGCAGGAAGAGAAGCTGGCTACAATGTCTGAGGAATATACAGGCATTCAGCTGATTGATACTATCATTAACGGCTTCTCTTCTATTCAGACAGATGCTGAGATAGAAGCTGCAGCTAATCTCAGACAGACTACATTAAGTAATGTGCAAGCAGTGACTGCTGGTACAGAGTCTGTAGCTCAAGCACAGGAAGTGACTAAGCGCACCTATAATAGTGCCACCATTCAAGCTAACTATGAAAGGTTAGCGGCAGAAAGTACACTAAAATCCGCAGAGGCTCATATAGCTAATATCGGAACTAATGCTAATGCTATGGCTAGAGTTCTTGACGCTGACAGCAAGCAGATTGCTGCGCTAAGTACTATCTACCGCATGGAAAATGAACAGGCTACTAACCCTACCGCTATCCCTGCAGCCATCGCCAGAAATGAAGAAGCTGTCAGGCAGCGAGATCAGAACTTAGCGTTAGAAGCTAATATAGTAAAGTCTGTGCAAGTAGCTGAGCAGCTAATTGGAGGTACTCTTAGCTCACCAGAAGTAATAATTAACTCCCTGCTAGGTACTGGAGTTACTGCCGCCACTCGCGCTAAGTATGAAAGATTACAGGAGTTAGGAAGCAGCACTGATCCTGTTATAGGGCTTACTCCATTCGATACTGCTCAGAATTTGGCTTTAGTCGATCCTGCTAACAAGGCACGCCGCACTAAAGCTATCAAAGTAGTTGACAGAGTAATGCAGCTGCAAGCAGAAGCTTTCGCTGAGAATCCGACAACAGCCCCCAAGACAGAAGAAGCACTAAAGCAAGATTTCAATAATAGATCCGCTGATTTTATGAAAGATAGCGCTGATGCTATAAGAACAGGAGATACTTCTAATCCTTATCATGGCGCTCCTTTCTCTACCTTAGAGCAGTATGCGGCAGTAAAGAACTCAGCACTATATCAGAAAGTATTAAAAGGTACAGGCATTACTGAGCTTAATCCTATATTGCTTGTAGATAGAGCAGCAGCTGGAGTGAAAGCTAAATCAGTTACTCTTGAGCAGGCAGCAGCAGGCATAGCTGTGATCTTTGAAACAGCTAAAGTTAGAAACAATACAGAAGATGGAGGGTTTAGGAGAGCGGGGTTACCTAACCAAGAGACTTATAATGTCTCCATGTTAAGAGACCCTACAGCTTTTGAACTACTAAAGTCAGGCGCTGCAAGTATACCTCAATCGCCTTTTCTCTTAACTTCAGCTTTAACTGGTAATAAAGAAGGCTTTGCAAGAATGGTGTCAAAGCTCGGAGACAGACACGAAAAAGTAGACCTCTCAGATTACACTGATGTTAGATTACACTTAGCTAAAAAACTAAGAGGCCAAGCACCTACACCTACACCACAGGCAGAATAAACCATGGCTACCCCCTCAGGTAATGAAGATAAGAAGTTTCAATCAGCATATGCAGAAGCTCTAGCTAAGATTGAATCTGGCGAAGATCCTACAGGCGCATCTTCACCTAGCTATATGAAAGCGGCGGATACACTTAATATAGCGAATGGAAATAAAACATTTGCTGAGTCTGCTTTTGAGACTGTAGAGAATATACCTAAGTTCATCGCTACCTCTCTCATCTCTGGAGCGAACCAGCTAATGAATATTCCGGCGGATATAGGTAACCTATTCGGCGGGGATTTTGAGCGTATAGATACACAGGAAGTAATAACAGATCTGGACTCTAATCTGGGAGCTTTCTATGAAGAGAACAGAGAAGGCGCAGATCTTGTAGGGTTCATTGCCTCTTCATTAGTTCCTGGCGTAGGTGGCGTTAAGCTGTTAAACGCAGGACAGAAATCATTACAGATAGCTATCAGCGCAGGCCGCTTCGGCACAGGTACAAGTAAAGCGCTAGGTTTGCTGGTGCCTGACAAGCATAAGTTCATAGACTTAGCTGTAAAAGAAGTAGCTACTAGCTCTTCCGCCGCAGGTCTCCTTAATCGTAATGCTCTTAAGGCTATGGGGGCTGGCTTAGGTCAGAATACTCTGGAAGCTCTTGCATTTGAAACAGCTGTAGTAGCTACCATGTTTAACTCCCCTATTCTAGAAGATATGGATATGGGAGATTTTATATCCAATGTCGCATTCAGCGCAGGCGTAGTGGGTATTATAGGTGGCGCCTTAGATGCTGTGAAAATAAATTCAGCGCTTAAAGGTGCGGCGAATACAGCTGCTATTGAGGCGCGCCCTTGGACATTCATCGCTGAGCCTGCAGCTGTATCTAACAGTTATGAAAAACTAGTATTAGATTTCGAGCAGTTGCACACTATGCCTAAGGTACCTTCTACATTTGAACCTGCCAGAAAGACCTTTCTAGAGGATGCAGCTAAGACTAAAACTAATCGTCTAGAGACAAGAATCCGCGGCGAGATGGGAATGCTCGCGGATGGAGACCAGCCTCTAGCTGAGACCTTGTATCAGTCATTCAAAGCTGCAGATATTACTGCTAAGCAATCTGCATTTATAGGCCTAAGAGAAGTTACTCGCGCAACTGTAAAAGGCAAAGTAGCTAAGGAGTTTGAAAACTTACATAAGCGAGTTGTCAAAGGTGAAGCTTCTGTTGATGAGCTTACAGCGTATGCTGACAGTAATATCAGTATAGGGTATACCCGTGCGTGGGGAGAGGATGCCGGCAGGGTTACCTTTGAAGCGCCTAAGATTACTAACTTAGTAGACACACTCAAGCCAGGACAGCGTATAGAAGTAGATACTAGAAAGGTAGTCGCAGGCAAGGAAACTTATAAGTTCGATACTCGCTTTAACCAAGGTAAGATATCACAGACAGGGTTAGCTAAGCCGTGGGATATTGTTAAGGCAAAGTCTCTAGAAGTAAACGCTAGATATATCTGGGCTAATAATTTACCTGCGTTTAAGCCTGCACCTAATAATATTATCAAAGTACATGTAGATGATATTCCTCTAATGGAGAAGGTAGCATTAGAAGTGAAGCCGGAGGATCTAGCTTATGTACAGTTTAAAGGGTTAAAAGAAGGTGAAAGTATAGGTGCTAACTTTAATGATTTTCTAGCTGAGCGTAAGATTGCTGTAGCGCATAAGCTGCTAGAGAAGAGGAAAGATATAACTCAGGAAGAGATTGCAGCTCTTATCAATGTTAAGAACTCTATGCTGTCAGGAGAGCTAGCTATTGATTCAGTCAATAAATATGCTCCTTCTGATATCTTTGCTATGCAAGATCATGCCGCTAAGTTTAATGAGAAGCTTCTAGCTCAAGGTTCTAGGAAGCTTAAGGACGCACCGATTAATATCTGGGATGTACCTCAGACTATGAAACTAACATATGATTCCACGCCTTTTGAGGGGGTTAATAATTTCGTAGCTGAGAATATGGTCATCATTAAAGAGCAGCAGAAGTTGTATCAGGAAGGTACATCTAGAGCCGCTGCTTCTGTATTAGGTAATGACTATAATAAACTGCAGGATATATCTAGCGGGCGCGTATTCTCAGGTGCATTACCTACAGGCGCAGGCCCTGGACTAGCTTCTGCAGCCAGTGCTAACTACGGCACTTTAGCTTCTGCGGTAGAGAATATCGGCCGCGTAACAGCAGAAGTAATTGAGAAGTTTAAGAATAAAACTAGAGATTCTTTAGATCCTCTGTTGTATAAGCTATCTACAAACCAGGAAGCTACCATTGAATGGAGCGTCTTACAGCAAAGAGTGCGCGCTACCGCTGGTAACTACGGGTTAAATAAAGCAGGAGATGCTTTAGAACCTTTAGAAATTCTTAAGTGGAAAGCTGCTGCTGAGGAAGCAGTTGCCGCAGGTAAAGCCGCACCTAAACAGCCGCGCCTATCTAATCCAGATATGGAAAAGATAATACCTATAGTGCATAAGGAAACTAGAGATCTAATCAAAGCTCACATAGAACTTAACGGAGAGAGAACTAGTAAGCTTGCAGGTATAAGGACAGCTCAAGGAGCTAAGTTTAGTAGAGATCCTGCTACCTTCTATCCTATACCTGTGAACCCTAGAGACTATAAACATTTCGCATTAGTCTCAGATGATAGTATTACCAGCGGCAACCACCATAAAACTCTCTTCGCTAATACTGAGGAAGAGCTAGCTACTATGGTGTCTAAGCTAAAGCGCAATCCTCACCTGACAGTAAGAACTAAGAAGGAAGCTGAGGATTACTTTAGATCTCGTGGTGAGTGGGACTATGAAAAAACTTTAGGGGATAATTATCTAGATACAGAGCTTAAAAGAAGGGGTGTATCTTCTCCTATCATTGTATCTACAGACCCTAAGAAAGTAACAAGCGATCTTCTTGACTGGCACATGCAGCGGGAGACAGGCTTAGTAAGGGAAGCTGTTACTGCTAAGTATGAAGTACAGTTTGAAGAGCTGTACCGCTTAGGTGAAGAATCTACCAATATAGCTACATCTACATTCTCTAGCAGAAGTATGCTTAAGTATGCTGATGACGTTGTTAAGAATCCGTATGTGGATTATATTAAAACTGCACTAGCTATCAGACCTAATAGCGATTATCCTTTCTGGGTTAATGTTAATAGAATGGCAGATCAAGCGTTAGATAAGGTGTTAAATAAAGCTGCCTCTATTGTGGAGAAAGCTAAGACTGATGAAGAGCTGGCTGAGGTAAATAGGTTGCTGGAGAAAGCAGGATATAAAGGCGCAGCGTATGATGCAGACATGGAGATCTTTGCTAATGCGCGGCCGATTAGTGGATCGCTTACTTCTATAGTCCAGAAAGCTAACAGTATTTTAGCGACTGTAGTTTTACGGCTGGATACTCTAAATGCTGTGAATAATGCGGTCTCTGCTAATGTACTTCTCGGAGCAGAAACTAAGGCTATAATCCGCGCCATTGAAAGAGGAGATGAAAAGGCAGTAGGTGAGCTAGCAGGCTTAATGAAGATTAAAGTGCCAGGTACTGATAAACTCATCAAAGCACCTAGTAAGTTAATAGCTAACTCTATTAAGAAGTTTAATCTTCTAGATCCTAAGTCCTCTCCTGACTATGCTTTCTTTAAAGAGAAGGGGTACCTTACTTCTATCAGTGATCAGTATCGCAACACTCTTAACAATCTCACCTTTGATCCTAAGACAGGGGCGGACGCATGGAAGAAGAGAGTTGATAGCGCGCACGATAGCTTAAGGAAACTTGCGGATAAAGGGGAAAAATGGACAGGTAATAGTCTAGCCGAGGAGTTTAACCGCTTCGTTGCTGCTGATGTAATGAAGCAGATATCAGATGTAGCAGTTAAGAACGGTTTGATATCAGGTAAAGAGCAGCTCGCTTATATTAATACCTTTGTAAATAGGACACAAGGTAACTATATGGCAGCTCAGAGACCTATGATGTTTCAGGGGCCGATAGGTCAAGCTATTGGTTTATTCCAAACCTATCAGTTTAACTTAATACAGCAGATGCTGCGCCATGTAGGCGAAGGTCACAGTAAGGATGCTATGACACTACTAGCGCTGCAAGGAACTATTCACGGCATGAACGGCTTACCTGCATTCAATGCTATTAATACTCATCTTGTAGGTACAGCTTCTGGTAATAAAGATCACAAGGATGCTTACGATGCAGTATATGGAACATTAGGTAAGGAAGGTGGCGACTGGCTTATGTACGGTATGGCTTCTAATGCGCTAGGTTTAATAGATCCGGAGCTTAAGATTAACTTATATACTCGCGGCGATATTAACCCGAAGCATCTAACTATAGTACCTACTGACCCTAGTCAGGTCGCTATAGTACAGGCAGCTGGAAAGGTAATGGCTAATCTATTCGAGACAGCTGAGAAGCTAGGGGCGGGAGGAGATGTATCTAATATCTTATTGCAAGGTATAGAGCATAACGGAATCAGTAGACCTCTAGCTGGCTTAGCTCAAGTCATGCAAGGTTTAGATAATCCGCAGGCGGCCAGTTATAGTACCTCTAAACAAGGTAATGTAATAGCTACTAATGATCTCTTAAGTTTAACTAATTTAGGCCGCTTAGTTGGAGGTAAGCCGCTCGATGAAGCTGTTGCTTTGGATGCTACTTTTAGATTTAAGGCTTATGGATTAGGTGATGCTAAGAAGAGGGCTGTACTAGGGGAGGCTATTAAGAGTACGATGCTCGCAGGCGGAGATCCTAGTGCAGAGCAGATAGAGAACTTTGCGCAGAAATATGCGGAGAGCGGAGGTAGACAAGAGGAGTTTAATGGCTGGATGACTCAGCTATATAAGACAGCTAATACCTCTCAAGCTAAGAAGATACAGCGGTCTCTAACTGATCCTTTCAGTCAGTCAATGCAACGATTAATGGGAGGGGCTGATGCAGGTATAGGTGACTTTAATGATCTTATACCGTAATCTTTTCTTCCAGTCCCTACTCTTTCTTATGAGCTAACATCTGCTCTAAATCAATAGCGGCGTGGCGTACAGCATATCCTAAAGCCTGTAAGGTACTATTGTTTAGTATCTTATAGTCATTATGCAGTACGGATACGCCGCTTTCTGATATGTGGTCAGATTCCTTAATAGCTTCCTGCCCTTGCCTCTCTACATGAATTAGTACCCCCCTCTCCCTTACAAAGTTAGCTTCATTCTCAAAGCGTACATCTGTTATGATTACTAACCTAGATCTTTTCAGTCTCTGCTCTGCTATCAGTACCCACAGATCTGAATGAACTAACTCCCTTCCCCATTCAGTACCTAAGGTTTGAGCTAGCTTACGGTAGTTGCAGCCGTATAGTTCAACCGCCTCTGTATCATCCTTATCCTTTAGCTGTAAGCCTACATCTAACATCTGCTTAAGCGGCGTAGCGAAAGAATAAGTCTCAACATTTCTGAATTCCTGTGTCGCTTGTAGTAAGGCTGCTACAGTATCTTTACCTGAGCGCGCCTTACCGGTTAATCCTATTACTAAAGGTCGCTGGCTAAGGCAGCTAGATTCTTTGTCAGCTTTCACTCCCCAGAAAAGTAAATCTTCTGGGTTAGCTTCTCTAAATCTAGAGCCTCTAAACCTGTATACGGAGCCTTGCAGGTAGATAAAATCTGCGCCCCATACACTATCAACGATATAGACGTTCCCTAGTATCAAATTTTGACATGGGTTAATACATACTACGCGATCACCTCTTTTAAATTCGTTCATATCTTGTTTCTCCTAGTTTACATTAGTTTATGTTAGCTGCTGCAAAAAGACGCAGCCGCAAAATGCAGGGTTAGTGCACCTTCACTGAGTCCGGTAATATAATTATCTGCCTCTTAGCTTTCAGCTTCTCAATCAGTATCTTACATAGATGATCTACCTCCTGAGATAGGTAATCTCCGTGCACCATAACATCACAGTAAGATGCTATCTCTGCTACCTGCATTTCAAACTCATTAGGGTCATAGGTAGAGAGAAGCTCTAGCAGTTTCGGATGGTGCCTAGTCTCTCTACCTAGTTCGATTCTTACTTCTGGAAACATTATCTGTTTAGTCATGAGGTTTGCTCTCCTTCATCGCCTGCGCCAAGAATCAGGCTTTCATGTATCTCTTTACTTACAGTAAAACCTGCCGCATTCTTATGTCCGCCGCCGCCGTGCATCTTAGCTATCGTTGATACATCTACATCACCTATAGAGCGCAAGCTCCAAGTGTAAGTAGCGGCTTCTGGTGTATAGCTATAGCTGCTACCTATAGCTATACATCCAAACTTCTGATTAATCTCAGCTAGTCTATGGCCTACATCAGAGACCAAGGACTTATCATCGCACTCCACAGTAAAGATAAGGCCTTCCTCTATACTGATAGTAAACTTCTTTGCTACTACATCCGCTACCTTCTTATCATGCTCAGCTTGTAGCTTCTTACCTACAGCTAGCATATCTTTCAGGCAAGCAATACTACTTTCCGCGTTGCTTACTTCCCTCATCCACACCCTAACATCTAGCGGCAATGCTTGCAGATACTTATTCATATATCTGGTATCGTCACGAAAGTCATATAGCCACAGATCGTAATCTTGCACATAGCGTACTAATGCAGGCGCAGGCACATCAGGATGAAAATAGCGCCAAGCAATACCGGCGCCACTTAACATATTATCAAGAACAATAGCAACTCCGTGTAAGGAAGTATTCGCATAGCTGGTAGATGTGAATATGAAATTAGGAAAGTACTTTTCAAATGCAGTCTTATGGTGATCTAATAATGTAACCTTAGTATTACCTAAGCTGCCTAATTCTTTCAGCGTATCTACACTAACAGAGAAATCTAAGATATAAATCTCTGCATAATCTATCACTCCAGCTTCTAGTAATAAAGCAGATTCGCTTTCAGGTGTGTAGTGCATAGGCACCAGTGTGTACCCAAAATCTCTCAGCCCCATAAAATCTGCCGCTATCGTTGCTGCCATGAAACCATCAATACAGTTAGCGTGATAAGCTATCAGCGCCATCGGTTTAATTACTGGTGTAGCTATCTTTGTATTACTCATAATAATCCCCTTTCGGATTCAGTTAAATATTTATCCCAGTTTACTGCTCCTGAGATACCTTCTTCTCTTACCTTCTTAACAGGGAGATAAGCACCTCCTGTTACTACTTGTATCTTTTCAGCTACCAGCAGATTGTTAATAATCTCTACTAGCTGATTCCTATTATCCAGATCAGTATGTACCAATTTCCATATACCTTGCACATCTAATGCTTTGTGGGTCGCATCTAATGCAGTCATTACCTTATGAGTAATCTCCGCGTGCTTAGCTTTACCAAACTCCCCTAGAGCTTTCGGCATTAGCTGCTCTGTAAAAGACAGTAATGTATTAGCATGGATTACATCCTCCTTAGTTATCTCCTTCCCTACTCTAGACGCTGTAATTACTAAACAGAGTTTAAGCAGGTGAGTGAGGCGGCGATTAGTATAGTGCTCGAAGCGGATATCATCTATACCTTTCCAAGATTTATAGACCTTATCTAACAATACCATACCTTCCTCTGTCATCTTAAGCTCTCCCATAACTTCTGCCTTTATCCTATGCAGTAATGCTATAAGTTCTGCCTGTATATTAATATCAGGTAAAGGCGGGAATGTATACTTCACACCTGACGGCTCTCCATAAACTAGTAACAGTCTAGAGAAGAAGCCTTGACCTATTGACTCAGTAGGGAAAGCCTGAGAGAAGCCCGTAGGGGTATTACCTCCTAAGATAGTTATGGTAGGGTTAGGTATATAGACTGACTTAGAGTTCTTAAGTTTGTAATCATACACGCCTTCGTAATCCCATAGCTCTCCTAGTATAGATACGAAATCTAGGTTGCCTAAACCTATGAAGTTATTAAACTCATCTGCGGCTATGAAACATTCGGCGGGAGTCTTATGAATATAGCTGTCGCTATTATCTATACTGTCTCCCCACAGATTCTGATCTAGCACATCGAAACCTAAGGCTTCTAGGCCGCTGCCATCTAATCTCTCTGACTGTTCTGCTAGATCTAGTAGGAACTTCTCTTGTCTAGTTTTCTTAGCTGCAAAGGTACTATACCCTGCTTGCTTAATTAACTTAGCGCCTATCTTAATAGCTGATGACTTCTTAGTTCCTGGAGATCCTATCAGCATTGTGTATAAGTTAGGGTAAAGAGTAAAGTGCCCATGATTGAAGAATATATTTCTTCCTAGATAAGCAGACAGAGAAGTAACAGCACACCAGCGATGAAAGAATGTAGGACATTCAGTATGCTTAGTGTACTTTAGATATAGAGAGATAAAATCAGAAGAGGTTTTATCTTCTTCTATCATAAGTCTATATCCTTATGGCTTGCTATAGTAGGGATATCCGCTACACCATAAGCATTAGATTGTAAGACTCTAGCAATGTTAAATAGAGCTACTGATCTATTGCTTAGTGCTATCAGCTCATCAGCAGTAAACGCTACCTCTGTCGGCCGCTCTCCATCTATCTTCAAACCTCTCATCTTATCTAGGTCTGCTATCTGTATCGTCCTATACTTTCCTGTCTGGGTTAGTAGTTTCATTCTGTCATACTCCAGTGAGTAGCTTTACCTGTATGCGGTGTAGGTAAGTGATCACCTTTCTTAATTCCGGCAGGTACTACAAAGGTACGGATCTTATTATCGTAACCTTTAATGATTACTGGTATCTCCATTCTCTCCTTAACCATATCGCATAAGTAATCATGCCCTTCCCTGTACTGGAATAGAATAGAGTCGTGGATTTGCGCTAACAGTTTAAAGTTATTTGAGTGTTCAGGATTAATAGCTATGTCATTGAATACATTTAGATAAGCTTTATTTAATGTCTGTGCGTTTAATGATTGAGGCGGATGAGATATATAAGAATTTAATGCAGGTTTAGATTTAGAAGGATCTGCAAAACAGTAGCGAGTCCATGATCCTATCCCTGTAGCTGTATTTGATAGCAGTTCGTAGTTAGCAGCCCATTCAGCTTGCAACTTATCCATAAGCTTCGCAGAGTGCCAACCCATATGATAAGCTTTAGATGACAGCTTATGAGTTCTTGCTATCTCTTCTATCACTCCTTTATAGAACACTCCTTTAATGTCTTGGTAAGTCTTATGGAAAGACTCTAATAGATATTCAGCTACTTGCTTATAGCTCCACATTCTAGGTAAACGTAGTAGGCTCTTCGCTGTCTGAATGTTCTCTTCGCCCATTGTATCTATTAATACATAGGCCCCCATATTATAATTGGCTCCGTGATTCACTCGCTTAGCTAGATCGCGAATAGTCTTGTTAAGGGACTTACCTGCGGCAGTATCATAGAGTTCTTCAAAAGGAATGCCAAAGAAGGCAGAAGCGTTAGTGCAATGGAAATCAGGGCTGTATTCTACATTGTGAATAAGAGTTTCATCTCCTGAGATATAAGCTGTGTCTCTTGACTCCGCCTGTTCTAGATCTACTTCTGCAAGAAAGAATCCTGGATCTGCTTTAAAAGTTTGTTTAATTATAGTTCCACGCGGAATCTTCTGTATGTTATCTCCTGTCCAGAAGTGGTGAGATTTAGAAGCAAGTCTAGAGCTATCTGTGCCGTGAGGATTAAGAGAGTAGAGAAAGCGCGGATTCTTTTTAGTTGTATCTGATAGAGAGTAGAATTCTTTACCTTCTGTAAGATAGTTGCTAATAAGAGTGCGCGCTTTAATTATCTTTAATACTAATCCCAGAACTCTAGCGTTAAAGGGATGGCGGTATCTGGCTTTATTTATATTCTTTTCATCCTGAGACTTAAGGTCAGAACAACCTAGCAGTTTGAACAATGCTTTTTTCTGCGGAGAGCTCTTAACATTAAAGGAAGCTCCGGCAGGTATACCTAAGATAGTATTAAGAGAGGCAGTGTATTTCTCTATGATAGCTTCTTGCTCCGCTCTAGCTACAGCAAACTTGTCCATGTCTCTAGCTATGCCTGTCATCTCAGACAAGTGGCAAGGGAATGTAAGAGGGAATTCTAGCAGGTAGTTATCGAAAGCAAACTTCGGAGCTTCCGCTATCATAGCTAAGAAAGCATTACCTGTGCCCCAAGTATCAAGAGCATTATAGCGGTAATACTCGTGGAGATCATTAGTCTCCGCAAGATCTTTCCAATATACCGCCTCGCGTATGAAGAATGAGTTAAGAAACCCAAGATCCTTAGGCAGTTCGCTATACCAGCTATGAAATAAAACTGCTGTATCATACAGATAATTATACACAGGAGCACTATATCTTGCAAGGTAAGAGATATCGTATTTTCCATTTTGAAATACCTTCGGTGCTTGTAAGTTCCAGTTCCACTTACGCATGATTGATAAGTTATAGACAGAATCCATAGGTAAGACTACACTGCTTGAATAGAAGTCTCTAGTATTATTAGATTGAAAGAAAGCTGTATAAGATAAGCAGCGGATAGCTGCATTCTCTTTAAAGGTTTCAATATCTATACAGATAAGAAAAGCAGAGGAGAAACTAGAAAACACAGCTTTCTCATTAGTTGCATCTAGTAAGATATATCCAGTAAACTCAGTAGGTTTGTACCAAGTATCCGGCTTAGTTAGTTTAGACACTAATCTTGTAACCATGAACTTACCGTGAGGTACGGTGGCTAGCTGTTTCAGCGGCTTAATGAATACTAGTTCAATCTCTGTTCCACCAGGTTTAAAGGGAGGCAGCTTAAAATAGGAGCCAGCGTAGCTATCTAAGGAAGGAGCTGCTCGCTTTTCCCATTTAAGAGCTTTAATCAGCAATGAAGGGCTAGAGGAAATGACCTTAGTTATGCCCTTAGCTGCGCAGTACATAGTTACTTGCGCTATAGTATCTACTTTTTCTAAGCGAAGAAAGACAGTAGAAGAACCTACACAGCCTTTAAGTAAAGGGAGGTAGTCTTTATCTGCTAGAGTACCCCAGAAAAGGATATTGTTATCTGAGATAGCTGGCTGTCTCCTGTTACTATTGCTGCTACCTTCTGCTCTTAGCTTTGCGATATGTGCTTTTAAATCTATGCTCATGAGTATTGTCCGCTGTTGGTAACTGCATAGATGCAACCTCTACTTACATGAGAGAAGGCAGCTTTATTAATTTCGCTATCAGTAAAACCCGCGCTGGATAAGACTAGTATCATCTCTCGCTGCAGGTTAGATAGTATCTTACTATGATGGTTCTCGCCTATCTTCTTAAGAGATATCTTATTAGAGCTAGCAAAAGACTTAACGCTTTGGGTAGATCTACCTAAGATGATAGCAATCTCTGCTGCTGTTATCTTACCTGCATACTGTTTAATAATAACTGTCTCTTCTTGAGAATAGTAGTTTCTAGTATTCATAGAGGCTTCCTAATTTTACATATTCTTTTTACTAGAAAGCCCCAGTACCGATTAAGATACTGGGGCTAGGGAGGAGCAGAAAGATTAACTAACTGCTAGGTGAAGAGACTAGATAACTTCTATTTCTTTAACTACAAGATATACTTTATCAGGGTCAGTCTTATCCTTTCTTAAGCTTGTGATAACTACACACTCCACATCTTGCACACCTTCTACAATTTCGCGGATAGTACTGAAGCCAAGAGCGGCGCCGAAAGGTAATGCGCACTTCTTAAGATTGCCTTGGCCATATTCATTATCTAGCATGAACACGGTACCAGAAGTATCACCAGCTTTAGGTTCAGCATCTTGCAGATCAGCTAGCTCTACTGCTTCCTGATACTTAAATACCAATTCAACGGCGGCTTTACCGTTAATCTCTTTAGTAGCAAAGCTAGCTAAGACACGATGGGCGCCAACAGGGAACGGTTTAAACTCAGGCAGATCTGCTAAGTCATCAAGAGTTGCATCTAATAAAGAATCTAAATTTGACATAATAATATTCCTACAATGGATTGATTGAGTTAAGTATTGATTTAATTTATTACTCCGTAATGAGTATACTACTTTATTTTGGTCCGGTATACCAGCGGTTCCATTACACTAACTAGACTTATACTTTCTTTTTAAGTCTAGCCAGAATATCTTTAGTACTGGCAGCGGAAGTACCTACAGCTACAGAGGAGGTAGCTCCTTTATCTGTCGGTTTATCTTTCGTAGCCATCTTCGGTGCTAGCTCCGGTTTAAATATAGCTAGTAAAGTAGGTTTCTCAGTACCTTCTAGCACTACATCAGAACGAGAACCTGTAAGAATGTTAGTAGCGTATTGCGTAGAGGAAGCAAAGGTATGCTTCTTATTCTTTCTCTCTGCATATATAACATGATCAAAGAATTTAGCTACATTCCTACTATAAGCCTTAGTGCCACCAACAGGTACTAGCACATTCTTCTTACCTTCTGTCTCTGCCTCAGTTTCGTGAGAGATAACTACTACATTATAGTTAGCTTGCTGAATATGAGACAGGAAGATATCGAGAAGCTTACCTAGATTACCCCAGTCATTGTAGTCTAGCTTATAGTCATCCGGTTGGTTCTTGGTGATCTGAGCTATACAAGAAGAGGTAAGCTGGGTAAGAGAATCGAATACTACTACTGTATCGCTGCTAAGAGCAGGCAGATTAATATCTACAGTAGCTGCACCTTCCTTCTTACAGATCATGCAGCTTACTTTACCGTGAGTTTCGCAGATAGAGACAGCCCCTTTAACCATCTTTAATACAGTCTCTGCCGCTATAGGATAAGACCTAGTATCAGGTAAGTTAATAAGCTCTATTCTATCTTGCCAGTCAGTAGGTAATTTAAATAAAGTCTCATGCCCATTCTCCATATCTACCCAGATAAGATTATAGCACTCAGCTAACTGCCCTACTAACTGAGTCTTACCTGACTTAGGGGCGCCGTATACTATAATTCTATGAGTAGAAGAAGTGCTTTTACTGGATAGTTTAGCCATGATAGAAAACTCCGGCAGTTGTTGTAACTATAGCTTTGTTTTTAAGCTCCAGCTTAATTAATACTCGCTGTCTCTTATCTTCTAGTAAGGATATATCCAGCTCCAAGCAAGCTATTTTTTTCTTAGCCCTCTCATAATCCTTTCTCTCTAAGCTATACAGGCGCTCTACTATCTCATCTATAAGCTTATGCTTTCTAGCTATTTGAAGGGAGATATCTTTAACCCTAGTTTTCAGTTTCTTAACTGGGTAGCTAACTTCCGCAACTTTAAGCGCTACCTGCATAGGTGTTTTATAGCTACCTGTAGGTATAGGCAATCTCTTAGATGGCGTATCCATTATATCAACCCCACTTTTTCAGCAAATACATCCCAGACATATACAGTACAGGCAGATACACCTAAGTTCTTACATACCCTTATAGGTATCCACTGATTTACAATCTCACCTGTACCTTCATTAGCTACATAAGTGATAAATATAGCTTTATCTGTAGCGTGCTCAAAAGAGAAGAAAGATATAAGCGAACTGTTTTTGAGTCTGGAGCTATCTTTAGGTACTATCTCTACTATATTAGAGTACGTATCTATATACGCCGCTGTTGGATCTTCGCTGTATTCTGCATAGCTAGACATTAGACTGTCAGTGTCAAGCTTTCTGTAGTGAGAGGTATCCACTTCATAAGCTCGGGATTCGTCATCTTCAAAGCGCTTTAGTTCGCTGTTATCATCTATACATAACATCATAAATCTCCTTTCGCTATCTGTGCTTCTACTAGATCATAGAAGTCTATATTAAAAGTATACTTCTCTTCTGCCTCTGCTATTGCTTCTAGTATAGGAGCAGTCAGCGGCTTAGTTAAGTTCTCAGTTTTGAGAGTACATAATCCTAGATACTCACACTCTCTGAAAAAGTTAAAGCAAGAGTGCCCTTGCATAGGATAGGTATCATAGCTATCATAGAGCTTAATGATATTGGTATCTATAAGAAGTTCCTGCAGCCAAAGAGCGCGCTGTAACAGAGACTTAGTAAAGGGTAACTCTTTATAAGTCATAGCCTTTGTTTCATACACTAGGTATAAGACAGTATAGGATGACATCTCAGGAAAGAGTATGTCTAAGATTACAGAATACCCTAATGCTTGGCCTGAGTTTTTGAAATTAGCTGGGTTAGCTACGCCGCTAGAAGTCTTTAGCTCTAAAACTAGGATAACCCCTGTAACTTTATGCTTTAAGACCGCATCTACGAAGCCGCGATATTTGAATCCATCAGGTAATAAAACTTGAAACGCTAGTTCTACTGCCGGCTTACCTTGGTAATATACTAATTCATACTCATCAAGAAAGCCGCCATCTCTAAGAGAGATAAACTTCTGAGTAGCAAACACAGCTAACCAGAAGGATTTATTCTGTCTAGGTGTAGCTTCTAATAGATCAGTATCCCATTCGAGAAATGTATCTAAGAGAATCTGAGTCTCTGATTTATTCTCTAAGGTGGATTGCACACCCATACCTACAGCTTTACCATAAGCAAAGGTAACTCTGCTTTCTTCTTCTTTGATAGATTCAGTAGATATTTCTTTTGAAGAGAGGCGGTACAGTTGGTACTTCCTAGGACAAGTATGTAAGAGAGTACGAGAGCTGTGAGATAGCAGCTTCAATCTAGGATCTATCTCTCCGGCATCTAGCTCTATAACAGGTATTAGATTAGGGGAGTCAGAAGCTGGGTGTAACTCGCTATCTAATAGCCCCTCAACAGAGAAGCCTTCTTTAAGATCGGCGGGTTCTTGGTGTAATTCAATGCTATCTAGCAGAGAATCGAAATCTTTTTTATTGCTTACAGTCTTCATAGTCATTACAAAACTCCTTTAAGGAGAGATAGATTATAGCGCTTGTTAGTTTATTTCTTCTTGCTAAGCACTGGTAGAATTCTAGGCTACTAGATATAGGAGCCGGTACTAATACGTCTGCTATCTTATGTACCTCATAGCTATGAACTATAGCAGGAATAGATCTAGCAGATAGTGGACGGCAGGCAGATAACTCAACTTCTGCTAAATCTATCGGAGCTAGCCAGTCTCTTAATAATTTCGCTCCTTCCATATAATTCTTATAGCAATCGCCATTTATAGTGCCGCTAATATCCCTAGCTTTATTATAGATAGTAAGATATACAGAAAGAGGTGTCGGATTATTAGAAGAGGAACGCGCAGAAGTATTAGCTGTTTCTCTAAGGGCTGCTAATCTTTCTGATAGCGATAGCGTAAGCATTATGCTGCACCTATCTACAGATCACTAACAGTAATTTTAGACATAGCTTTAGACGTACCTTTCTTAAGAGAGGTAGCAGCTATCTCAGTAGAGGTCTGTTTCTTAAGGCCAGCTACTATGATAGAGCACTCTTCTTCTGTAAGAATAGTTACAAGATCGCTGTCTGCTTTAAGAGTGCGGTGGATATCTCGCAGCAAGGAAGGCACATTAGGAGTAGAGGTTAAGAGTGCTTGCTCTAGTTCAGCCAGCTTCTGTCTTATCTCAAAGTGAGCGGGATTATTCTGGGTAAGAGTATTCTGGGTAGGTGTAGTCATTAGTATAGTCTCCGGTTTATTACAAAAGGGTAATGGCGCTTATAGATATTACAGATCTTCTAGTTTAGGGATATATTCCAACTCTACTAGTTTAAATGTAATTATCTTACCTATTACGGTTTCTTTTAATTCGTATCTTTTTTTATTTTCTTTAACTAGATATCTCCAACCTATATCTCTAGCTTTCTCCTTTCTAACTGCTTGTATAATTCTTCTGTGTAAAGCAGGTGCAGCAGAGATAGAAGCCTTATTATTCTCTTTTAGCTTAAGCCAGATAGGTTCATATTGCCTCATTCTTGAAGACCTGTTAGATAGATAGATAGATAGATAGATAGATAGATAGATAGATAGATAGTGGATTATTAGTCATTATCTTTTTTATATTAACTCTCATAGATAGAAAGCTAGTATAAAAAGACCCTCTAGTGACAGAAGACTAACATCACTAGAAGGTAAAGTACTACAAGGAGACGGTATCGGTAGGTATTACAGGTTAGCTAACAGCTCTTCAGGCGATACATTCAGTAAGGCATCAGCTTTATTTAACAAGAAATCAATACATTCTTCATACTCTTCTGCATTAGGAGAGTGTTCAGCATAGACTGCTAGCTGATCCACCAGAAGATTCAATACAGCTTCATTAGTTTTAACTGCTGAGAATTTGTTCTGCAAGATTTTAGCCGCATTCGCAACTTGCTCTGGAGACTTGCCAGTAATAGCAGGCATGACTTCACAGTAATCTTGTGCGAATGCTTCCCAAGTCTCCTTAGGAAGACCGCCACCCTTACGCTGAGCTTTAGGTAAGTTAGCAATGAACTCCCAAGCTACTTTATCCGCTGGGAATGTAGCAGCTGTAAGAGTAAGACCTTCATGAAGAATGTCGCGAGCTGCGCTATCCACTACAGAAGCCATAGCTTCCATTACTAGTTCTAAACCTTTGCCGCCTTTTTCGATGATGTTAATAAGACCTTGCACAGAAGGATAAGGTATAGCTAATTGTACAGGTTTACGAATGGTTTCAATACCGGTATCTTTATCTTTAGACTTCTTGAAGTTAAAGATAACGGGTTTAACATCTACATCAAAATCATAGTTAGCTTTAATAGTAGAGGTAATAGAAGACATTTCTTCCGCTGTTGGATTCTGTACTTCAATTACCTTGGTTGTTTCTTGCTGGCTTGATTCGTTGTTTTCGGTTACTGCTTGTTGGGTAAGTTCTGACATTTTAAAATCCTTAGCTATTAGCTGGTAGTGGTGACAGGTAGTTACCAGACAGTAACTAGTAGCCGGTAATTACCTATCGGTTAGTGAAGGGAAAAGTATTTCCGCATTCAAGAAAGATTATATTATAATTTTATAACGAAGTCGTCAAGAAGTTTTTTTTCTGCCAGCTAGAGCACTAAATCTGGAGTATTGCATAAGGCACCTTTTTAGATAGTAAGCTAGTTTTAATGGCAGCAGTCATAGTTGGAGATAAAGAGCGGATAAGTACTATATTATACTCTTCTATTACTTTACAGACTATCTTAGTGTGAGGGTAGTCAGGTATATCTATAAGATCCTGTAAACCTAAGCCTGTACTAAGATTTCTCTGTATCGAGATATTCGCAGCTTTTAGCTCTTTAAGAGGTATAGTGAATATAAGAGAGTATTGCGCACAGCGTTTCTGTGTATGTGTATCGGTATGGATAGATGAAATCATATTAGTATTCTACTCCTATAGAGGTTAAGATTAATACTAGTCCTGTTAAGAATAGTGTGAAAGAGAAAGCGCTTTCAAAGCCTATTTGTATTCTTTTCTGCTCTAGATAGGTACTATAAGCTAGACAAGCTATACCTATTAGAGCTGTTATTAATAGTCCGGTGGATTGCATGGTGAGTATAAACTCCTATAGTGGATTGGATTGGTGGATCGCTGCTAGTAACTAGTTACTAGTAACTAAGATATCTTACCTTTAAAGTATTCTGCCTTCTCTGCTAGAGTATTACCTTTAATTCTTTGAGATGTAATACCTTTAGTGAAAGACTCTGGTTCGCATATTACATATAGCTCTTCTCTAGCTCTGGTAACTGCTGTATAGAGAAGCTCTCGTTGCAGCATAGTAGCATGAGACTGATGAAGACAGACAAACACTTTTCTCCACTCAGAGCCTTGAGATTTATGTACTGTAAGAGCATAAGATAAAAGTAAACCGTTTACTTCGGCAGATTTATCTATTGTCAGCTCATTACCTGTATCTAATAATCGGATAACTATAATATGAGAAGCGCGCGTAGTTCTATCTTCTGTATTAGCTATCTGATCTAAAAGTAAGTCTACATCCATAGTATCAGGAGTATAGAAGTTACCTCTGCTAGCTGCCATTTCCTCCTCTAGCTTAGGATTACAGCCCCAGTAATCTAAGTGATAAGATGCAGGCTGTACTCTAGTTCCGCTATAGGTAGAATTAGGAGTTATATCTATTATCTCAGCATCCTCTCTATCATATAGTACGCGATCTCCTATAGATAGATAATGCTTATTAAAGCCTGCCATTATCTCATAGGTTTTAGCGTGTCGCTTTCTAGCTAGGTGGTTCGCTATTTGAGCATTAAGTTCTATAGTTCCACAAGCTTTATTATAAGGTATAAGGATCATATCCTCTTCCGGATCATAAGAGCTATTATCTATAGCTGCATTAAAGAAAGCTGCTAGTGTAAGAACTGCATGCTCCGCAGATAGTTTCTTCTTCCAGGGATGCAAAGTAAGCTGACCTTCTGTTTTCCAGTCAAGGTACTCCTTGGCTAGAATAGGTTTACCTGATAAGATTCTATGAGCTAATTTGATAATAGGAGACTCTAATGCTTGTCTATATACTTGTGTCAGTTCTATAGAAGGTAGCTCTAGAAGTTTGAAACCTAAGATAGCAGGCCCAAATACTGGAGGTAGCTGTTGTATATCTCCTATAAAGATCCACTGCACTGGATGCAATAATGCTTCACAAAGTTCGGCGTATAGATCTAGAGATAACATAGAAGCTTCTTCTACTATAATAGTGTGGATTGAAGTTGGTAGCGGATTGGAACTATTCCTAGAAGGAATAAAACGCATAGTTCTTCTAGGTAAGCCTGTTTCTGGATCTTCTACCTCAAAGTATTCTGGTCCGTATTCTAAGAGCTTATGTACAGTGATACAGTTATGCTTAAGATCGGCGGATTGCACTTTACGAATGTTATTTACCGCGCGCCTAGTAAAGGCAGTCATAACTATTCCAGGTGCGCCATCTTTAAGATACTTATGTCCATCAGCCTGTAAGACAGGTATAGTAGAGCTAGCTATAAGAGCTTTAATAGCGCCTTGTGAACAGGTAGTTTTACCGGTACCGGCTGCACCTATAAGAACAGCGCTTTTACCTGTAGATACAGTATCTATAAATTCTTGTTGCTGAGAGTTATAAGAGATATTTTCGCCTGCCATGCCAGTGATAGCTTCTATGGGAGCAGGTGTAGGTATCGGTAGCGGTGGATTGCTTTCTGTAGCTATAACTATATCTTTTTCTGTAGCGTTAACTACTGGATCTTTAGAACTAACAGCTTTTTGTGCTTTTGCTTCTGCTAGTTTAGCTCTTAAGATATCTATAGCAGTAAGAGGCTTAGGTTTCGGCTTAGCTGCTGGCATCTCTATAGAGGCATCTATAGGTAGCGGATCGCAGGCCGTTTTTATCTCTGCTTCTTTCTTCTCTCTAGCTCTAGCTATTAGCTCAGCCATATTTAGTTTAATCATTGGTAACTCCTATAGCCCTAGTTTGTTTAATTCATTTTCTTTTATAGCATTCCTAGCAGCTCTATACGCTAGCTTAGCTTTAAGATAATCTAATTGAGAAGAGTAATTCTCCTTCTTAGGTTCTTCTTTCGGTGCTTTCGCTATAATATCAGATACTGCTTTTTCATTAGCTAGCATAGCTTCTAATGTATCACTGTCTGCCAAATCTGGCAATAGTTCATAGCCTCTAGCTAGAGTGGAGCCGCCTAAATAGTCTACATGGCAGCTTATACCTTTCTTAAGAACTTCTGAAAGAGTATGAAAGTGGATTGAGCCTACTTCTATATTACATTCGCAATAGTCTTTTATTTCTTTTAGTGAGGATAAAGGAGTATTAAACATTTTAGTAACATTAAAGCAGGTTCTTATTATTCGCTTCCATTCTTCCCTTTTAGCTGCCGGGAAGTCTGCTGCTATATCCGCCCAATCTGCTACTATATGAGAGTAGTTCTTAGTCTCTTCACCTGATAGAATAAGAGTAGATAGATAGTTCTCTATCTTAGCTAGCTCTTTCCTGTCTGAGAGACCTGCTCTATAAGTATGGAAAGAGTTTATATTATCTTGCCAGGCCCTTATCCAGAAACCTACCTGCTCCAGATCAGAATTATTATGAGTAATAGTGTAGCGCGGCTGTTTAAAACCAGGGTGTTTAATAGCATCAGTCATAGCTAATACGGATACTAACTGAGCTATGTTATTCTCTATAAGTGATCTGGTAGCTTTAGAGGTAGGGTCTATAGTAGCTGGATGTCTCCACTCTATTTTTCCTGAGCTATGAAGAAGAGCCAGAAATGTAAGATAGCTATCAGAAGCAGATAGCTTACCTGATGTGTGCAAGGAATAAAGATAGTGTAGCTGTTGGTGGTTCGCAGCAAACACTGGATGAAAGTAGCCTTCTGTATAAGATATATTAAGTGCAGTCATATAATCAGACTTAAAGCTTATACCAGATATGGCGCATGTTATAGTAGCCATAAATAATTTAGTCCTCTGTAATAGGGATGATAGTTTTATTATAGGAATGTCAGAAATATCAGGAATATCAGGAATATCTAGTAAATTGATCTTTTTCAAAAGCTGCTATCTCTTCTTCTGTCATAAGATCATTCAGATATCTATGTTCTTGCGCACATTCTATTTCTGTAAGAGTACAGCTAGCAGGTGAAGCCATATATTTCTTATAGCATTCTTCCCATAGCTGCTCCTTGGTTACTCCTTCTCTTATTAAGCTATTAGCTAAGTTATTAGAAGGATTATAGGTATTGCCTATCTCTGAAGCCGCGCCTAAAGCCTCCAGACTATTAGCTAGCGGCTTGTTAGATACAACATAGCTAGGAGTAATAGACCTATTAGCTATCTTAGTTAGAAATGGATCTAGTGAGGCTATCACACTGAATGCAGTATCAGAGATAGGTAGCTCCGTCTTAGCTTTAGTAACTATCCAAGCTATCTGAACAGCGGTAAGAGAAGGACGGTAGCGCTGGGTAGTAGATTTGGTAGACATAGGCGGATTCCTTTGTAAGGTAAGAGTAAAATAGTTTTTGTAGTTGGCATGAATTTTGAATTTTGGCAGGCTCGCCAAATTGCCAAAAAGTGCCGACATATGCCATTATGCCATAGTGCCAACGAAAAATATACATGTTTCGGTCTATATATGGGCCTCTTTTTCTGTCTATCTTACCCAGTTACTACCAATCATCAGATGCACCTAACCCTGTATACCATTAGATATTAGCTAGTAGGTGTATATATCATTCTTAGCTATATCTATATATCACTACTTATAAGGTATAATACATCTCTATTTCTATTTGATGTATATTTTCTACCTGTCTTTAATTTTAAAATATAATAAATAATATAAATAATTTTTAGCTAGAAATTAAAGATAGCTAGCTAGAAACTTACAGATAGCTAGCTAGAAATCTAGAGATAAATACAGAATGATAGAGATAAATACAGAATGATAGAAGTTAGCTAGAAAGGGAGGTGAAAAAGAGGCACAAATATATAGATACTTTTCGGAAAAGGTGTCGGCACAATGGCAAAATGTCATTTTGTCGGCATTTGGCATTTCTGACAAGTGGACAAATTTATTTCTTCAAGCTTAGTAAGAAGAGAAGAAGCGAAGAAGCAAGCAGGAAAGCTATACGCAAAAAAAACCTTACTACTAATAAAAGCTAGTAAGGTTTTAGATAGGAAAGCTAGCAGAAAGTTAGATTATAAATCTTTTAGTAATTCTTTCACCTCATTAATTAAAGCTTTATTATATCCTAAACCTTCAACTACAATACAAGCTATTATTAAAGCGTGTTTTAAATAGCCTAAAGGCCGCAAATTAATTATATTTATTATTAGTCCTTGCGTCATTTCTTCTATACTTTGTTCTAGTATTTCAGCATGCAAAGCACTAAACATTTGCGCACTTGTTAAATCATAATGCAGCGCTTTTGCTTCTTTTAATTTATATGCAAGCTCTTCAATTTTTTCTAGAAAAGATAGACAATCTTCAGTTTTAACTTTTGCCTCAATAAGATAACTTAAAGCTGTTTTTTGCTCTTCATTGCACATTATTTCAGTACTTATAAAAATAGACATAATTCACCTTATTAGTTAGTTAGTTAGTTAGTTAGTTAGTTAGTTAGTTAGAGCCTCATCAAAACTT